GAGTGACCTTCGGCGCACAGCGTGCGAATGCCGTTGATCCGCTCGACTTCGGCAGCGGCCGAGGCGCGGAGATTGGAAACCGTCTCGGCGGCCAAGTCGGCCGGCGGAGCAGCTGCCGGCGGAGTACTCGGCGGCGCGGAGGCCGTCAGGGGCTTATCCTCGGCGGGCTTGGTGGCGGTGACGGACTTGTCGTCGGCGCCTTGGCCGGCCTCGACGGGCTTCTCTTCCGTGGTCGCTTTCTTTTTCGGGGGCATGATGCTCTCCTTGTTTTTTGCCGCAATGTTGGCTGCGCTCTGTGCGTCGGCCGCTATCGGGACAATCGAGATTTCGTTTAGGGTTGAGTGCCGAGCGACATACAGAGGCCCGGTGAACTTCTGGCCGTTGACCTCCACCGACTCGCCGGCGGCGACGAACGATTCCTCGCCCACCGAAAGGCCGATCGAGCACTTCCACTTGTAGCCGGCCTTGGCGGCGGCCATGACGTTCTTCGCCCGCGGCGTGACGGGGATCATCTCGCCGGCGGCGGTTACCTGGCCCTCGGCGATGGAAACCGAGGAGATGGTGCCCAGCACGGAATCGACGGTTTGGTAATGGTCGGCCAGCAGAGGAACGGGCGGGGCAGCCTGCAGGCCGGCCAGGTCGACGACTACAGGCGAACCCCAGCCGACATTCATCAGCCCGCCGTTGTAGGCGAGCAGGCTCACCTTGGGATTCTTCTTGGGGTCGTCCTCGGCGGCGGCTGTGATGTCTAGAGCGGCGGAAAACGTGAGCTGTCGGGGCTCATGTTCCACGGCCTGGGAGGCATTAAGCGTTCGCCGCTTCTTGCTCTTTCTCCGTTTTGCCGGCATCGTCCGGATCCTCGTCGGTTTTGGTTTCGGGTTTCGTTTTGCTCTGGGCCTTTGCCCGCCGCTTGGCTTCCTTCTCTCGCTGCTCTTCCTGCCGCTCCCAATCCTTGCCCTCTTCGCCCCAGTAGTCGGCCAGCGTCATCAGGCCCGATTCCAACAGGACCTTCTTAGCATTGGCGTTCTTCATGGGGTCGACGTGTTCGAATCCGTCCCAGAACCAGGTGGGCCGGTACTGTTGCCAGATCTGCAGGTCGATGTCCGAGGGAGCGATGCCGGAGGTGGCCGAAAGATACTCGCGCAGCCAGGCGTCGAAGATACGATTAAGCACCGTCAGCTCGATGTGGCGGCGGAAAACGCGGATCGATTTGTGATACGTCTGATGATCGAGGCGGCCGGAGGCGTAGTTGTACTTCGACGAATCGCCGGCGGCCACGTTGTAGGGCATGCCCAGGCAGCGGGCCGCCTCGCGAAGCTTGGCGGACACGAAGGCGTCGTAGGTGGTCGTCGGCTGTTCTGCCTTGATCTGGTCCAGGCTGTAACCTTCGGGCAACACGGTGGCCATGCGGCGCTCGAGTTCGAAGACGTCCATGGCGGCCACTGTAACGTCGTCGGCGTCTGAACCCTCGACCGGCTCTTTGCTGCTGATCACGGCGGCGTAGTCGGCGGCCGTCTCGGCGGCGGCGATGACCGCGTCGCAGTAGCGGCGTAGCTCGGCGAAGATACCGATGGCCGGCATGATCTCCGGCAGACCGCGATGCTGGTCGGGCCGATCGGCGCGGTACAGGTGGATCACATCCGCGGCGACGTGGTCCTTGTACGTCAGATCCCAGCCGCCGTAATGGTTGCCCGGGTGATGGTTCAAGACGCGGTACGTCTTGGGATTGCCATGGCCGTCGTAATGAATGCCGTCGACCCAGTCGGGTTTTCCGGTGACGCTGATCTCCGGGTCGGTGACCAGGTCGGCCTCGAACAATCGCAGGTTGAGCTTCACCGGGCCACTTAGCAGGGGATTGGCACAGAGCAGGCCGAAGGCTTCCCCGTCGCCGGTGACGGCCATCCGCATGGTGCGCAGCTTCTCGGGCAGATTGATCTCATCGGCCCAGGCGGCGAAGGCCCGCTCGATCTCGTTGGCCGAGCGTTTCGGCGCGTCTCGCAGCTGCAGGCGGGGGCCCGTGCCGATGGTGTCGTTGGCGATGGTGGAGACGATGCCGCGGGCGTAGGAGTTGTTGGCGATCTCGTATCGCGTGCGTTTCCGCAGCACGGTGCGGCGATCGGCGCTGGCGGCGGCGTCGGCGGAGAGACCGTCGGCGTTGGCCCACCACTTGCTGTTGTCTGTGGTCGTCTCGGCGTTGTCCAGGCGGGCACGCAGGGCGCGGTTCTGCGAGTTCAGCGCCGCCAAGCGGTTGTTTACCCGCACGGTGACCGATCCCGGCTTCGAGCGGCCGAATGATAACAGTCGCGATAGTATGCTGGTTTTGCCGGCCATTATCAGGCCCCCGAGGGTTTGATCTTGAAGTTTCGCAGGGGGAACTTGCCTGCCGAGCCGGCCGAGCCGGCGGCCTCGAACTTGGCTGCCTCGATCTGGTCGCGGAGGCCATGGGCGGAGACGGATTGGCCGTCGATGGCCGCGCTTTTGGGATCCGCGGCGGCGGCTTTTATTCGTTCGGCTTCCGTGGTCATGGCGTTTCTCCGGAGGCTACCCCATCATTGCGAGTGGCGGGCCCGGGGGTTGAACCCGGCGGTCCTGGGTTATGGGCCCTGGTTGAGCACCGGCTCGCCCGCGGCGGTGGGCGAGGCGAACGAACAAGAACGAAAAAACGGCTGCATGGAGGTGTGGCTCCACACAGCCGCTTGGGTTCGTTCGGTTCGTTTGCCTGGTTTCGCCGGCGGTGATCAGCCGCAAGCGTCGCCCGCTATTGGGAATTTGTATCCCGATGGCATGTTTCTGTCGAGATAGAAACAGCGAATCGCGAGAAATTCAGCGGAAAAGTTACATATCTGTACTTTTCGCGTCCCTCGACCCATCGCCCACCACGTGTTCGGTCGTGCCAAACCGCCGGCCGCAGGCGCGGCATTCGCGGCGGCGGAACGTGCGCCCCAGGCCGTGGCGGGTGTAGATCACGGGCGCGTGCGGGCATCCGCAGCTCGGACAGCGAACCCCGTGAGCGGCATCTTCGGGCATGGATTGAGTCTCCGTTATCGTTGCTGGGCCCGGCGTTGGGCCTGTAGTTCCGAAAGTGTGATTCGCTTCTTCTTTTTGTGCTTGGGGCCACCGCTGCCGGGCAAGGCGGCACCGAGCATCGAGGCGGCCACGCAGTTACCCACGAAACAGTCCCACCAGTGGTTATCGGGACCGCCGGGTCGCAGCGACCATTCCTCCACCGTGCGACCGTTGGCCTCCACGCGATCGAAACGCTCGGCCGTGAAATGCTCAGCCAACAGCCGGTGGGTGCGATTCTTGAAAAGCGAAACGCAGCCTTTCGACGTATCCCCCAGGGGTGTGATCAGACGGTTGCGAGCAAACGACTTCCAGAAGTTGGTGTCGATCTCCAAAAGCCGCAGCTGGCCTCGCGGGGGCGTGGGCATCCGCCAATGCAGGCCGACGCGATCGCCGCGCTTCTTCTTGTACTCGGCGAACGGTTTATTGACGGCCTTTACGCCGAGGCCCTTGGCCGGCAGGATCAGGGCCCGGTTGTCGGCGGCACGGATAGCATCTTCGACTGTGGCCGTCAGATACCCGGTGTCGACCAGCGAGCGGGACACGCCGAGATACTCGCCGGCGATCGTCTCGTATTGCCGGGCCAGGCGATGTACACGGCGCCCTCCTTGCCCCGGCCGGGGAACTTCTGCCGCATGGTGGGCTTGGCCGATCGCAGCTGGAAATACGAAACCCGCTGGTCGGGAAAGGCGCCGTAATCGAGGATGTACCCCGAGAAGTCCTCGCACCAGCCGCACAGCATCCAATACAGAAGGTTATCGTGGACGTCGGTGTATTCGGTCAGCCAACGCACGTCGGCGGGGATCTCGCCACGCCGGTAGCCGTTCTGCTTCTTCTCGACGAAGTCGGCGTCGAGCTGCTCGAGCACGTCGGCCTCTTCGAGCGGTTCGTTCTGGTACTCAGCGAAGAAAGCAGCCTCATCTTGGTACAGCAGGTTCATGGCGTGCTGCACGGCGGAGATCTCGTCGTGGTTGAATCGCGCAGGCCAGGCCACCCGCGCGCCCTTGTCCATGGGCTTGCGGTGCTTCTTGTAGTAATTCGTGGCCAGCGAAAGGCCCACACCCTGGCGAAGGCCCTCGTCGCGGAGCTCGCGATACTTGTGCCAGTGTTTCTCGTCGGCGGGGAAGCTATACACCATCTTGGTTCGCTCCCCCTGCCACTGCGGATGGTCTTCGCGGTTGAGAATGCGATCGGCCATATCGTCGGGCCGGATCACCGTACACGGCATTATGCCGGAGATCTTTTTATCGGGGCCGGCCAGGCCGAGCACGGCGCCGGCGAGGATCCGCTCGCGGGTTTCACATTGGCGGACCGAGTCGGCCGACTTGTCTGTCTGTGGGTCGTCAAGCACGACCAGATCGGGACGAATCGGCGTGCCGTCGACCAGTTTTCCTTTTACGCCGCGGATGCGGCTGGTAAGGCCGGCACATTTGATGATGGCCCCCGAAGCGGCGCTGCCGGTGATCGTGGGCAGTTGCACCTCTTTCGCCTGCCAGCTGATATGCGTGCGTTGACCCTGGCAGTGTTGGCCGGCGCAGCGGTTGGCGATGCCGTCTAGGGCCTCGATCGGTTGGCACACCTCGGGGAAGTCGGCGGAGAGCAGCTCGTTGCTTTCCAGCTCCACCTTCATGGAATCGAGCATCTCCTCGGCCGAGGTTTGTTCGGCGCCGATGGCCATCACGAAGCGACGGTGTCCGTAAAGCACGGCCCACAAACAGGCGCATTCGCAAATCGTCGTCTTGCCGGATCCACGCGGCATGGCCAAGGCAAACAGGCCGCCCTGCAAAACGGCCTCTTCCAGCTTGGCGATGATCTTCAAATGGTCGTCGGACCACTCGAGGTAGAAGGCCAAAGGAAAATAGGTGTCGCAGAACAGGCGGAAGTCGAGCCTGCATGCTTCGCGTCGGGCTGGTTCCTCGACTGGGCGAATAGCACCGATGTCGCGGCCGGCGGTGGACAGGGCCTTGTTGCGCGCGGCCGAGGCGGCCTTGATGGAGTCGTAGTCGGTGCGATCGGTGGCTTGCGGTTTTTCGCCTGGGTGGTCGTCGGCCGG